ATGGCAGCGTATTACAGGAACATTTACTACTGCTTCTAATACTGCTAACGTATCAGTATATCCAGTTTGGACTATCGCAAGTGGTTTTGGAACGACATATATAGCATCACCGCAATTAGAAACTGGTTCAACTGCTACTACATACCAACCAAACTTTGATATATCACCTGCTGCGTTAGGATTAACAACTGCTCCTAATAGAGCAATTAATTTCACTACTAATGTGCAAAAAAAAGTTGAGGTTATTAAGAATCCAACAAATAGAGATGGCACTTACTATATTGCTACAGGGCTAAGAAAACCAGTAGAAGTTATTAAGAATCCTACGCCACGTGAAAATGTTGTATATAATACATATCCTTTTAATTTTAGATTATCAAAATTACAAACACAGGTGTTCAATACCGTATTATCGAGTAATTTACAGAAGCAATTAGCAGTAATTAAGAATCCAACACGCGATTCTATTGTTTGGAATACAACTAATCTTCAGAAAAAACTGGAAGTAATTAAGAATCCAACACCGCGTGATGATGTTGCTTATGACGTAAACTACCCTGTAAAATTTAAAACAATTGGAGTCAATCCAACTCCACGCGATGATATTGTATATAATACAAATAATCTACAGAAACAACTTCATATTATTAAGAATCCAACACGTAATGATGCTGTTGTTTGGGACGTAAACAATCTACAGAAACAACTCCACGTAATTAAGAATCCAACGCCCAGGGATGATATTGCATATGATGTAATTACATACCCAACTAACTTCAGATTATCAAAATTACAAACACAGGTGTTCAATACCGTATTATCAAGTAATTTACAGAAGCAATCAGCAGTAATTAAGAATCCAACTACAAATGATGCTATTGTTTGGGACATAAACAATCTACAGAAACAACTTGAAGTAATTAAAAACCCAACACCGCGTGATGATGTTGCTTATGACGTAAATTATCCCATTAAATTTAAAACAATTGGAGTCAATCCAACACCAAATGATGCTATTGTATATGATGTTAACAATTTACAGAAGCAATTTGAGATTGTTAAATTACCTGTAAAAATTGACAGCACGTATCGTCTAACAAACTTTGATACAACATATTGGACCTATCTCAATAATAGTAATTTGATTGCGGTTGGAACAGCAAATCCAAAACTTATTAATTATACCCCAATATCAGCAATATCAACAAGTGGGTCAAATACTGTATTAACTATTTGGAATCCAAGTTCCAGTATTAATTATATGACTAGCGGACAGACTTATTATGGTGTGTTTAATGGTAGCGGACAGTATCTAAGCCTTTCATCTACTCCATTTCAATTTGGTACGGGTAATTTTACTGTCGAAGCATGGATATATCCTACTGCATATACATCGGGCGCTGGAGCTACTTCAATTGTTCATGATAACTGGGCAACGTCTCCTACATATACAGTCAATCAGTGGCAGTTTGGTCTTGGCAATGCAGGTCAAGCATATTTTGTCTATACCACTTCCACCTCAGCATATACAACAATAGGTGGCGGTACTGCTTCATTAAATCAATGGTCTCATATTGCCGCAGTAAGAAATGGTACAACAATTACTGTTTATTTAAATGGTGTTTCTGTAGGATCTGGTACAAATTCCAATACAGTAGGTGTAGTAGGATCTGGAACAACTTCAATTGGTCAGCAAACAGGTGGTTCGCCCCGTTACTATTTTGCTGGATATATTTCTAATGTTCGCATGGTTAATGGCACCGCAGTATATACTGGTCCATTTACACCAATGGGTCCATTGACTACTAAACAAGTTGCCCGCACAAATGTTGTTGCGTTAAGTGGTACTGAGACTGCGTTACTGACCCTACAGAATAGCACGATATTAGATAATTCTATATCGGTACCGCAACCAACTTATATTACTGGCACTACATATGGTGGTGGATTCAATGGTATCAATTATCTTTCTTATTCTCCAGGTAGTACTCTCACATTTGGTTCTAATAATTTTACAGTAGAAATGTGGATATATCCTACAGTTACTATACCATCTACAGCATATCTTTTTGATACTAGAGTAGGTGGTGGAGGTAGTTGGTGCTTTGGTTGGGGATTGGGAAGTTCTTTCGCAAGCTTACAATGGTATAACGGAGGAGTTATAGTTACTGATCCATCAGCCGCATCAACTTATTCACCTAATACTTGGTATCATGTGGCATATGTTAAAAATGGATCAACGGGGACACTTTATAGAAATGGTGTAGCTGTAGTTTCAGCACCAGATTCATCAACTTATACTACTGCTTCAACAACTTCTACTATTGGTATATCTTCTGCAATATCGCAAGGGTTTACTGGCTACATCTCAAACCTCCGTATAGTTAAAGGCACAGCAGTTTATACTGGGGCATTTACTCCAAGTGGTCCGTTAGCCAATATAACAAATACGAGTCTATTAGCACTACAATCTAATAGTCCAACAGCCGATACAACCGGTCTCAATACTATCACCAACAATAACTCCAATGGACTAGTATTAGCTACATCATTCCCAGCTGGTAGTAACATAATATCTAATATTGGCTTAGTATCAATGACAGTGAGTCAAGCATTAGGAACTGTTCCTGCTGTCAATGATTATATTCTTGTAACTGATACTATTACAGGAAATCAAGCATTGACTCCAATTGTTAGTGTTTCTAGTGCTGCGAGCAGTCCAGCAGGACAAGCAGTAGCAGTATATCCAAACGTAGTTATTGGCTCCAACTTAGTGAGCACTAGTAGCGGGGTCTTTACTTGGACTGCTCCTGCTGATGTTACCAAAGTTAGTGTTGTTGCCGTGGGTGGTAGCGGCGGCGCTGGAGCTGGTGGATATGGTGGTGGTGGCGGCGGTCTTGGATGGAAGAACAATATTACCGTAGTTCCAGGTCAAACATACTATGTGGCTGCCGGTGCTCCTGGCACCTTTGGCGGTCCAGAGTTTAATGCTGGAGTTAGCTATTTTAATAGTACTTCTACAGTAGCAGGATACGGCGGCGGCAATTGGGATAATTCTTTAGGTGGATCTTATTTTGGTGATGGCGGCGGCCAAGGCGGTGCTGGCGGCCGATCAAGTGGTTTAAATTTTGGTGGCGGTGGTGGCGCCGGCGGTTATAGTGGCACTGGTGGTGCTGGCGGGTCAGGTGTTGCAATTTCTGGATCTAATGGATCTGGTGGCGCTGGTGGTGGTGGCGGAACAGGTAATTTTGCCGCAGGATCAGGCGGCGGCGTTGGGTTACTAGGAACTGGATCTAGTGGTTTAGGAAGTTCGGGTGTTGCGAGTGGATCCGCAGCAGGCGCAGGCGCTGGCTCTGGTGGCTCTGGCGTTACTTACGGTGGCGGCGTTGGCGGCGGACAAGGAATTGGAGGTAATCCTGGCGCCGTAAGAATAATGTGGGGAAATTCTCGTGCTTATCCTTCTACTCTTGTAACAGATTTATCAACCGGCCCATTAATAACTATTACAGTTGCAACAGCAGGTGTATCAAATCTAAATACTGCTAATACTTGGGCATATCAACTATGGGATCCTGAACTATTTTCTCAATCAAATCTATTAACAAATACAAGTCCACAGACTGCTCGTGAAAACTTATACTACGCTAGTTTAGTAAGTGGAAGATACGGTAGAAGGTTCCCATTTGAAACTCCCGCTGCGTTATCAAACAATGTAACAACAAGCAACCTTCAAAAAAGATTTGAAGTTGTTAAGACACCTGTTCAAGTTCCTAATAATTATAGACTTTCAGATTTTGATAGTTCTCTTTGGACTTACTTTAACAATACAAATAGAATTGCTGTTGGAAATGCCAATCCAAAATATTCCGGCATTAGTAATAATACCATTGGTTCATTGCCAACTGCAATAGGTTCTAATCTCTCAGTCATTGTTTATGGAACTTTTACTAATGTTATACCAACTACAAATGATCGACTATTATTAACTGATACCTCAACTCAAAATCAATCATTGGCTTCAGTAATAAGTTCAACAACCACTGGTTTCCCTGCTCAGGCATTGTTTGAAGGAAACGGTACTTCAACCGGTCCTGGTGTTAGCGGCAATGGTGTATTAACGGCTGGTTCAGGTGCAGCAGGCGGATATTATTCATTTACGTGGACTTGTCCTACAGGAGTCACATCAGTTTCAGTAGCGTGTATAGGCGCTGGTTCTAGCGGAGTTAACTCGAATGGTGCATTTGCCGCAGGTGGCGGTGGAGGCGCACTTGTTTATGGAACAGTTACCGTGGTTCCAGGCACTGTTTACAATGTTCAAGTTGGTGTAGGTGGTACCAGTCCTGTATTTGCAGCAAGCAATTCCACTAACATGACCGCTGGCGGAGGAAGTTGGTTTAGTACTTCGTCAACTTTGATTGCGGGCGGTGGATCAGCTAATATTGGTGGTATTTTCGGTGGGACTTACGCTACTGCAGGCGGTAATGGTGGTAATGGTGGCGCCGGCTATACTCTTGCTACTACTCAAGGAGGTGGTGGTGGTGGCGCAGGCGGTTATTCAGGCGCTGGTGGCAACGGCGGCAGTGGTAGTGTTACTGGAGGTACAGGTGCTGCTGCTAATGCTGGTAGTGGCGGCGCCGGCGGTGGTAGCACAACCGCTGTTTCAGCTTTCAATTCTGGCGGCGGCGGCAGCGGCGTCGGTATACATGGATTTACTGGTGTTACTGGTGCAGCAGGTAATGGTCAATTAAGCGGCGGAGCAGGCAGTGGCGGTACTCAAGGTACTCAAAGTACTGGATCTCCTTCTGCTCTTAGTGGAGCTGCTGGTGGTCTATATGGTGGTGGTGGCGGCGGACCTGGAACTAGTGCTACAGGCGTTTTAGCTGGAGCTGGCGGATACGGTGCTGTAAAAATTGTATGGCCAACAACTACCAGACTATATCCAAACACATCAGTTACTACAGCCACTGACACTACGTTTACCGGCGGCGCAAATATAATAATTTCTTCATCCTCAGTTAGCAATTTAAGTTTAACTAATCTATGGAATATGAAAGCATGGGAAGCTGACATATTTCCTCAGGCAAACGTATCAATAAACACAAGTCCAGTAACTGCTCGTGATAATTTATACTATGCTACACTAGCCAGAGGCAGATATGGACAAAGATTCCCATATCAAATGCCAACTGGCATTCCTGGTGCTGACTATAAATTTGATATAAACACTATTAACAAATTTAAACTGCCATCTATAAAGAATCAAACATTTGACGCTCCAGTCACTAGTAAACTTTCGTTCATTGATAGTCAGTATTGGTCAGCTTATAATAACCCAAACAGTATTATTATTGGGCAAGTAAGTCCAAAAATTGCCACTTCAATTACATCCACTTCAACTTCAACTAGTGGATCAAACACAGTCATTAATTATATCAATTCTAATAATATTAGTCCAACAGTTGGGGATTATGTATTAATTACTGATACTAGTTCTTCCAAACAAATACTTGCTCCAATTTCTGCTGTGAATAATAATCTTTATACTACTGCTTTGGGACAAGTGTTATTAACCAATGGAACAGCAACTGGCACAGGTGCTGCTTTTGTTAATACAACATCTAATCAAAATAATTATACTTGGGTTGCTCCCACTGGAGTCTTTAGTGTATCAGTTGTTGCTGTTGGTGCTGGTGGTGCTGGAGCTAATGCTCCTCCAGCAGGCGGCGGCGGTGCTCTTGCTTGGGCTAATAATATTCCTGTAACACCGGGGACAACTTATAACATAAAAACAGGGTTGAGTGGTCTTGATACAACAAGTGGAACAGCGAGCATATTTACAGCAGGCTCAGTTACTGTTACAGCAGGTGGTGGAACCGGCGGTACTCAGCAAACAACTACAGGTGGCGGTGGTGCAGGTGGCACTTGGTCAGTAACTGGATTAAGTGCTAGTCTATATGGTGGTGGTAATGGCGGTGCAGGCGGAAATGCACAAGGCTATAACTTCGTAGGTGGTGGTGGCGGCGGCGCGGGCGGATATAATGGAAATGGTGGAACAGGGGCCAATCCATTTCCTGGTGCTCGTGCTGCTACTGCTGCTGCTGGCGGATCTGGAGGTGGTGGTGGCGGCGGCGCTAACATATCTAACGCAGACGGCAATAGTGGAAGTGGCGGTGGTGGTGTTGGCATATTAGGCACTGATGGTTCGCAAGGCGCTGCTGGATCTAGCGGTACTGGTGGATATGTCGGGCAATCTGGTGGTGGCGGTGGTGGTTCAGGCGGCGGTGGCGGTGCAGGCGAAGGTGGCGCAACTTATAGTGGTCCAGGTGGCAGTTATGGCGGTGGTGGTGCTGGTGATAACCTAGGTGATGGTGGTGCAAGTGGTGGCTTGGGTGCAGTAAGAATCATCTGGCCCGCGGTAAGAAGAGCAGATGGCGTATCTGTTAGAGCATTTGGATCTTCAACAGCAACAACATTATTAGCAACTGATCAATCGAGCACTTTAGTAGAAAGTACAATCTCAATTCCAACTTCATATGTTGCTAATCTAGATCCTACTAAAACATGGACCGTACAGTTTTGGGATCCAGAAGTGATTCCTCAGTCAAATATCAGAACTATTATGCCTCCAACTAATGTGCGTGAGAATTTATATTATTCTACATTAATCCCAAATAGAATAGTAACACCTTATAGCAGAACTCAAACTCCTTATAACGAACCAATCTATGTTGATTCAAGAGGAATAATAACTAAGTATAGAACTGCGGCATTGGGTAAGGGTGTTATTGATGTTGCCTTCAAACCAGTAACACCGATACAATTCTGGAATTAAATAAATACAACAGGAGAATTAAAATGGCACTATTTGACGATTTAGACGCAATGTTCCCGTCACACACTCACTTTTATCAAGTAAACTTACCAACAATGAATGAAGCATTAGAAAGATGTGCTCGTATGACCAGCGAACTTGGACACGTATTCACTTATAACGGTACAATGTTCATGGCTGTACAACATAGTTTAGGGAATGATAACCCATGGCTCACTGAAATCGCTGATCCAAATCCAGAAGTTGTTGAAGCCGAGATTACAGTTGTTGATACTAAGAAAAAGTAATTTTAGTCATTATCAATAAAAAAGCCCTGCTATAATATGCAGGGCTTTTCCATTACTGAGGGCAGTTACTGGAGGTGCCGCCCCCAGTGAATTCCGTTAGCGATCCTGAACAGCAGCAACTACATGCTTGCCGCACCCTTGTTGAACTCTGCAAAGTTCTTCAACTTAGAAGCCTTAAAGGTCATCTTATAGTTAGTGAGCGCAGCATGGACCAGCATGACCTGCAACTCAACACCGAGATTATCCATGATGAAACGCAGCACATTGTCAAACTGAGCATGGAAGTGATCGTTTCCCTTATCAGTCTTAGCATTCTTGTCCCAACATTCCTTAAGTTCATAGCACAATGCAACTGTCAATGAATAACAAGCCGCAATGTCCTTGTTCTTAAGCTCACGCACCTTACCCTCGAGAATATGCGTAGGGTTAGGCATGTTAGCAGACACCTTGCGATGTGCGTTAAACTTAAGTGCAACGCCTTCACCAACAGTACCTGCAATGAGATCAGTAAACTCAGTCTCATTGAGATGATCTTCGCTCAACAGTTCGCTAACAAAACTCCAAGAACGAGGAGTTGCAAAACTCTGACCGCTCATCTTAGCATCGAAGTTAAAAAGGTCAACCTTATTGGCAGTAATGTAACCAACGACATCGGGGTGGATCTTGTTATTAATGGCCCAATTCTGCCAAGTATCAAAGTCTGGACGCAGTGTCAAGTGAATGAAACGATTAGCAAGCGGAGCAGGCATGCGATATGTAACGCCACGATCAGTGTCACGATTACCAGCAGCAACTACTACAACATTGTCTGGCAGCACATAAGTACCAACACGACGATTAAGAATCAACTGATAAGCAGCAGCTTGTGTAGCAGGCGGAGCACTGTTCATTTCATCTAGGAACAATACAACAATAGGGTAATTAGCAGCATCTGCCATTGTAGGCAGATCTGGAGGAGCACTCCAGGTAGCAGTATGTGCTTCGGTGTTGTAATAAAGCACACCCTTAAGATCGGAAGGATCCATCAGTGCAAGACGAAGATCGTACAACTTGCCGCCCATATCTGAGCAGATATCAGCAACTAGTTCGCTCTTGCCAATGCCTGGAGGTCCCCAAAGGAACACAGGACGCTTGCGCTTCATAGCGACAATAATTTCACGCTTTGCAGCATCAAGAGTAACACTGCGGGTTTCAGTAAGCGAATCACCAGACTTAGTTTTAGTAGACATTTGGCACCTCCAAGTTGTTAACGTCTATATTGTTACTATATACTCTTACGCTTCTTTGTCAACCTTTGTTCTTACATAATGCAAGCGAGTGATATTTTCCGCTGCATGTTGCTTAATCTTAGCAGTTGTAATCTCGACCATATGGCCCTGTTTGAATTCCCTGTCACCAGCAAAATTAACAATATTACCTGCTTCTGTCAGAGCAGTTGTATAATACTTAAACCAATTCTTACTATAGATGCAACTGAGAACTTCTACCTTTCCTTCGAACTTATCACCAATCAAACCAAAATGAACAGAACGTCGCTTGAGATCATCAACACGATCCCACGTCTTGTCATAAGCAACACTACGTTCCCAAGCATTGGGAAGACTGGCAATCAATCCCATCGTCAGTTGATCGTTGGAAGCAACTGATTCCTTGTAAGCAGCATTGGCGGCACTCATGGTATATGAGTTGGCCTTGCCGCTCATGATCTCCAAGGTCTTGCCTTTGTAATATTCGATGATCTCGCGAGCACGTTCGTAATCTGCTTCGCACGTATCGAAATCATCGGCATCAGTCCTGTTCAAGATGACAGTCATGATATGACGGTTAGTCATCTTGTTAAGCGGAGTATTGATACCCGTAGAACTACTAACATAACCTTCGTTGCCTCGCTGAGCAGCAACAGCCGCAGCAAAGACATCCTCGATGGGATAGAGTGTGACAGTAGATTGGATGTTACGTTCACGTTTAGCCATTTCATGCTCCTCGCTTGTCAGAGTTGAGAGCGGGCATCATCTTACGGATGAGTTCACGCTCGTAATCATGTGCCGCAGTCTTTCCACGAATGACTGCAAGTATAGTATATTCGATATCTTCCTTGCAGTCAAGTTTACGAAGTGCCTGACACAGTAGCCAGTTAAGACCCTCAGTCTGAGCACGATAAAAGTGCTTGGCTATACGGCTGCGGACTGACTTGTCCACAGTGCTCTGTGTCTTGGCAGTAACACCAATGTACAACTTACCTTTTACGGTAATTTGGTACACTATGTGGTTGCGGTCTGTGCGCTTCTTTCTCTGCATCATACACTTATAATAGCACCAATAGGGGATGTGTCAACCAGAAAGATTAGGGGCTAACCCATTGAAATCTAACACATTTGGGCAAAAGTTAGGAAATTCCAGTAAATTTCTGGTCCAAATCTTGCCCAAAGTAGCAGTCCAATTGTAACAAATACTATTACAATTGCAACGTAATAGTTAACCCATTGGGTTACGGCGCTTGTCTTCTGCACGAACTTCACGCTGCCAAAGGATATAAGCATAACTAGAAGGAGTAGCATCGCCTTCCCAAGCATGTAGTGCTGCTAATTGATTTAGCACTAGATTATCAGCAGAACGCTTTGTGAGTTCTTCGACTACCATCTGCTTCCAAGCATCAAAAGGAGTATTCTTCCTTGTATAGACAACCGAAGTGGGACGCTTCTCTTCAACTCGTTGCGACCAATTTGGAGTAGTTTTGCTAGCCATCTGTACTGTTCCTTGTATGGTCAAAAAAGTGGAGCGGGGTAGGAGAATCGAACTCCTTTGACTAGCTTGGAAGGCTAGGACACAACCAATATGACAACCCCGCAGTTTGTGCAGTTAACCGTGACTGCACACGAGACTATTGAGCGTCTAACCTATTAGCACCGTTTTCTGCTTCTTTGCACTAACTATTTAACAATATACTATGTTGACGGCTGTGTCAACATTATTATTTGATAATGCCATTGCAATTGCCAACGGTTCGTGGAAGAATGTAACTTTATTTAAATTCATGTGATAAGGATGGACTATGTTTTGGTCCATCAAGATCATCACTTTCGAAGTGATTGTTTCGTTTAATAAAAAAGTCCAATTTTTATATTCTCTATCCAAAAGAATATTAAATGCTCTATTGGTCATTCTGAATCCATGTAGTTTATTTGGATTGAACCAAAATAATGGATATCCTTTATCTAGTTGTTTCAGAGAAGGAATAACATCTCTGGCATACTGCGCCATTTCCATAGTCCAACTAAGTTTGGTTCTTATTGCTTCGTCGGAAATATTGGTGGTCCTTGATTAAGTAGTACCACGGAAAACTTTGTTGTCTTGAACTTTGTGTTGAGTTTCTTACATAGATTGATAGCATGTCCGGGGTTAGAAAAACTTACCTTCTTATACTTTGGTCCTGGATACTGTGCAATTAGATTCTGAGTTTTTAAATTGATTGGTTTTGCATCGTAGAATACTGCCCATATTCCTTCACATGCCAAAACTTGATCTGACTTGTAAGTTAATTTATTTGTTTGTTCTAATAGAATGTTGGGTTTAGGTCTTGACATAACTCTTTTTACTTTGACTTATACTGCTATTATTTATCATTAGAATTTGCCGCCCTCTAATTCTATTGAGATTTCGCTTGCTTGCATTTTTAATCTCGAATTGTCGGACTCGAGTTCCTGTAGTAGAACTAGCAATTCTAAAATTTCTGCTTGTAAATCTCGACATTCTTTAACAGTTAATACTACTTTGTCGCCTGTTAAATTCTTACAACGCTGATTAAAATTCTTTATATGATAACCATTAAACTGTGTCATTATGCAGCCTTAGTTTTTCCATCATTTCAAATTTAGTTTTAAATGGACCTTTATATTCATAACGCTGCAATGTAATCAACTTAGGACTAAAACTCTTGACCCACCCATGTTCAAATTTAATGATGTAATACCCAGCACAATGATAACTGTTGCTCTTATTTGTCTTGGTATATATAGGCAACTTGCGTTCTACATGCCACAATGCATTATAAGGAACGTGTGACGTTGGGAAATCATATACTTCCATGTCTGGAGTTGATTTTATCTGCTTTGTTTTCTTATTAAATGATACATTATATCTCGAACTAAGTTCTTCGAGATTATTGAATGATTGGGAAGTATCATTGATAATTGCTGTCACTTTGTTATTTTTAACACTAATGGTTCCAATTTTCTTACCATCTTCCTCTTCAAGAATCCAAAATTTATTTTCAATAATTGTTTTGGCTTTCATTTTAACATCCCACGTCGTCGTCGGTATTAAGCACTGGCATCTCTTCTTTCTTCTTGATAGTAAAAGATCCGTTCTCATTGTCGACCCAGGATAGATCAGTGCCCTCACTCCATCCCATCTGACTTAGCAAATCTGGTGGAAATGGAAGCATTAGTTCTCCAGTGTCAGGATCTGTTACAACTTCTACGGTCCAAGAATATGGATTTGTCATGCTGTCTCCTTAGGTAGTTTCTGACTTAGAATCTCTGCTACACCCTGTGCGTTCTGGCTCATGCGTTCCAGATCATACTTGCCGCAGAACTTGATGAACTTAGCACCAACCATGCTAACATTCTTAGGCTCAATGCTCATAAGATAGTTGTCAATGCCCTGCTTAATGTCCGGAGGCTGGCAAGTGAGATCAATCAGTGTGCGGTTCTGTTCATACTTGTCCAACACACGATGTTCAACTCCATCATGGTCAGTCCAACGCTGAAGCATCATGTTATTCCAGGAATAACCTTTCTTGTCACGATCTTCGAATGCTTCCAAGAGCCCTACTTTCTTTGCGGTTCCCTTGGTGCGCACGCCTGGATATGCTGAGAATACGTTATCAGTGGCGTCGCCACGCATGATCTTTTCGAACAGGATCCACTTAGGATCACCAGGAACCTTATGCTCTCCGGTCTTCTTATCCTTTACTGGCTTACCCTTGTCATCGTAGAAACCATCTAATTTGATAGTTTGATTGGTTACACCGTTCTCGATGATTACATTGGGAGCAAGAAGCTGGTAAAAATCGCTGTCAGTGCTACATATAATATGATCATCATTAGGGTGAAGGTAAATCCATCTAGCAATAAGATCATCAGCCTCAGCATGATCGCAGCGAATAACGCTGCTATTAGTATTAGCATCAAGCCACTTAACAAGATCATCATATGTCTCCCAAAACAGTTTATCCTCTTCTGCTTGACTTTTGCTCATAGCATCCTTGACATCCTGCCTGTTACGCTTGTATGTCTCGGTATGGCTCTTGCGCCAACTTCTTGCTTCAAGGCAGAAGATGACATGGTCAGGCTTAACCTGCCGCCATGTCTTCAACAGTGCATTGAATGTGATGTGGAGACTCATTCCTACCTTGCTCCACGAATCTGCTCCGCGAGCAGCAACGTGACGAGCACGAAAGAACATGTTTGATGTATCAACCAGTAAATATTTCATACTATTAATATATGCTATTATAATTGATTTGTCAAGTGAGTCATTAGTATTTTACCTAACTCTTTATGTCCTTGTACAGAAAGGAAATTATTAGTATAACTGACTAGATTATTATCCACTGCCCATTGGTTTAAGGTATTGTTATTTGGGTTAAACAACCAATAATTGGTATCACTGAAGATATTGTGATGCATATTCTTATCGGCCATCATATATGCGTGGCATATATTTTTTGATTCTAGATCTTTAGTTAACTGTTGTGTAGCATTACAAAATTCCACTTCCTCGTCAAACAAGTCAAAAGTTGAAAAGAATTCAGTGATTAAGTTTCGAAGTTCTTTGGGAAGAGATGTATTTTCAACATCATTAAAAACAAAAGTTGTTAAAGTATTATTATATAACACTTCACCGCGATAAAAATTAGGCCAAGTAATAACCAAATATCTAACATCATTTGTTTCCAGCGTCTGATAAGTTTTTCGGAGAATATTACGCCAATTACTATTGATGTAAGCATCATTTCTCAGACTCTGATGCAGTGCATTGCTTAAAAATTTTGAATAACTTGCATCGAAATTTTTTGGGTGAATGGACTTTCCCTTAAGTTGATATATGGGATCCTGTGCTGCATACGCAAAAGGTGCGGCACTATAACTAGCAGCGGAGAACCCTTCTCCATTTACATAAATCATGATATTTCAGTTTTACCTTCACCTAAATTTTTTCGATTTACTAATGTTGCTGCACTTATTGAAGTATTGGTTCCTGGATATTGATTTGAAATGATCGTGCGACAGACATCATTCAACCATCTGTCAACTATTTCTTCTTCGCTATTTCCTACATATCCGTGCTTAGTTAATAGTTCAACGAATTCACTATTCCAATCTAGTTCGATCGAACCAAGTCTCGGATCAGCAGGATCGAAGTCAAACTTAAGTATGTCCACCTTAGGTTCAACTTTTGGTGGTGTGATAGGTTTTTCTTTCTTAACTCTGGGCTTCCGAATCTTCTTAGGTTGCTCGTTTTGAGCAATCAAAACAGCAGTCATTTCTAAGTCCTGCTGCTTAACTTCTTCATTCTTTTTGAACCAATTAAAGATATTCAATTGCAAAGCCTTAAGTTTTCTGTACCAAGATAACGACCATAATTATCTACTATATCTCGCTCTTCGATCCAACAATGACGTTGATAACGATCATAAACTAGAGCACCGCCGATACCTAATGCAAGTCCGCCGATGATGGCAGGCGCAACCCACCCACTGCGATTTGGTGCATGACGGGGAGCATATTGTGGGACATAACGGGGAGCATATTGTGGGACATAACGGGGAGCATCATAACGATGTGGTTCATGTCTGCGATATTGAGCATTTGCAGGAATACAGGTTGCTGCAATAGTACCCAAAGCAAGCATAGCAATAGCAAATTTACGCATTTTGGACTCCTTTTAAACTATCATTAGTATACACTATTTACCCACTCTGTCAACCACTTAAGCCAAACTGGCGTATAAATGGATCTGCAGGTTCAAAACAAACCCATTTTTGGCACAATATTGGGCTGCATACTCATGATTTATTTGGTTTTCCTTCATATCCAACAGTCCTTCTTCCCAGAAGCTGATGACCTCATCAACGGCACTGCGCTCTTCTAAAGTGATGCTATTCTTCTCGCTACGCATCTGCTTGCTCTTCTGAGGTTCTCTGTTATAGATGTTCATTGGGCTGATGAATACCTTACGATCACCTCTTGCCCACTCTGGGATAGAACTATATGGGCTATCCTGATCAGCATTCATGACGAACTTCAGACAATCAGCACGGGCAAGCATCTTGGGGTTGGGTTCTAGATATTTTACGGGCTTGCCATTCTTCTCTAGGCACTTGGGACTGACTACTAGTGTAGTTGAATCTGGAATGTTCTGTACGATAGTTCCGTTGCTTTCGATCTGTGTCCAAGCAAAGTGATCCTTGATATATTCAAGGAACATGCCAAGATTCTTCTGTAGCATTGGCTCACCACCAGTAATAACTAATCCAACCTTCTCACGGAACCATACAGGAACCTCTTCACCGAAGTAATCTGCTACAGCCTTGAATATCCTTACTTCTAGTTCCTCAGGGGTTAGCCAGTCCCCTCCGTCGAAATAAGTATCACAGAAGCTACAGGCCAGATTACACTTAGCAAGGCGAACGAATACTGCGGGTTCTCCACGATATGGTCCTTCTCCCTGTAGGGTATAGAATATGCTGGTGACAAACAACTTATCACCAGCAGCATCGAAATATTTCTGTCCTACAATCTCGTTCTTACCAAACATTAGATTACCTTTTCTTTCTGCGGGTATCCAAGATACCTTCTCAATTCCTTATCCTGCGGCTCGAATCGTTCGCCCAACCAGAATATGCGATAACTCTCGCTACCATATTGTCCTATTCCATATAGCATGGTAGCATCCTTGCCATCCCACGTCAAATAATCTCTGCTCATGCCTCGTATAGCACGTTCTCTGCGATTATAGAATCCCAGAGGACGAATGACTTCGATCACTTCCTCTGGGGTGCTATTTAGGTATGCTTCTTCGTCTGGCCAACGACTTAGGAACTCAGGTAGCACTGTCTTCACAGGCTTGCGCCCAGTCTGGTTCAGCATGATCACTCCTACCATGTGTTGCCACTTGGTATTCACTTGCTGCTGAACCATCAGATCATCGCAAAGAGGCTCTGCCATATTATCCCTCGTAGATTGCTGAGTTACCAGCATGTTCGAATACTTCAGCTGACTTAAGTCTCACAGTCTGCCCAATTGGATAACGCCCACCAATTTTTACCGTTTCGCCTACAGGATAACGATTGCTTGTATCCTTGTATGCATCTAGTAGACTTGCCATTGAATCATAACACATCTTAGCAAACATCTCACAGCCCACGCCAGGAACGATGCGTAGATCACATAATGCTCCACGCTCATAAGGTTGCCCGATAGTTTCGCCGTCATAGGCAATCGCCGCCATCTTCTTGAAGAAATCGAGATAAGGATCATCGGCAGCAATTACAAGTGTATGGTCAAACATAGCATCGGCCCATTCCTTAAACTGCTTTAGACCGCCAAAGTCAAAGACCCAATTGCGATCATCCAGTGTCTCGCTCTCGAAAACTAGCTTGATACCAATGCTGTACCCATGAAGTGTACTACAATGACTATGCGTAGCACGCCACTGACGAAAGCAACAACTAAGCCCTCTGTCTGTTCCATAAGTCTTAGTTGAATAATACTTTGCCATTATCTTGTAATTCCTTTACGTAGCATTTCCATTGTAATTGCCTGTGCCACACGCTCTTCAAAATTCTCATTCTGACTGATGACATGTAGTGCATAATCACTGCGATCCTTATTATGATCATAGTGTCTAAACTCCAAAACAGTACCGCCATCAGCACCGTAGATACTTAGACTTAAGCCATTCGAATCTAATCCTCCACGTGGAGATGCTGCTGACAACGTAACATAGGTACTGGGATTTACCGGTTCATCACGAGTCATCCACGCTTCTTTACACTTCCGTCTAAACCAATTATCGAACCACTTCATTTCTCGATCTCCGTAATCTTCTTTCTTCCCATGGTATGGTTAACTCTTGCGCGGATCTGAGCATTTTCCCAGGTCCAACATTCTCCAGTATCGTCCTGAAAACAGACCCACATGAGATCATGCTCTGGTCCGTAATCGATTAGAAAGTGTGCTAACGCACGACCTTTGGGAGTCATCAGTGGGATTGGTGGATCTATTCTAGTCATCGAGCATACTCCTGCTGTAACTTAATGTTGTCGAAGAATTCTTTCTTCGTACCTGCATCCTCATTGAACGCACCTTTAAGCACTGTAGTCTGTGTCAATGAACTGTGTGCCATAATGCCTCTGTTCTCACAGCAGCCGTGAGTTGCCTGTATATAAACAGCAACATTTTCACTGCCAGTTGCCTTCTGAATCTCGCGAGCAACATCGTTGCAAAGTTCTTCTTGTAGTGTTCCGCGACGAGCGCACCACTGTGCAATGCGTGTATACTTGCTTAGACCAATCAACTTTTTAGCAGCAATGATTCCAATATAAGCAACACCACTCACTGGCTGATGATGATGGCTACACATTGACTTTAGTTCACTGCGAACGACCAACATGCCAGTATAAGCATCATCGCCATCATTGGGAAAGCTTGTTGCATCTGGGGCGGGATTGTACCTGCCGCTCATCACTTCATTGAAGTACATCTTGGCCAGACGCTTTGCAGTGCCTTTGCTGTTTGGATCAGTCTCACGATCAATGACAAGTGCATCTAATACTTGCTCGAATGCACTGGCTGTTTCTTCGATCAAACGATCATACTCATCAAAATAGATATACTCTGAGATATTATCGCCGGCCCAATAGCGGCCACCAGCAGTCTTAATACGATTACGAATAGTTTCTGAAACGCTCATCTAATTTCCTTATGATCACGCAGTAGGTATTGCGATATAATGTTAATATACTTTATTTAGGCCTGAGAATCAATAATAAAATCTTCTTCGGGAAAAATTTGAGGAAATTTAAATTGATAGTAATTGAAAATTTCACTACCTATTCTTTTGAAGAAATTTGCATCTTCGATTCGATTCCATTTATCGAAAGGTTGAGAAACGGGTAAAATAAAGTCATGTGGGCGCGGATGTGGCTCAAGATTTAATCTCTTATTAATAGAATCCATATCGATGGCTTCTTTGTAATTTATAACAATAGATTGATCCAGTAGTTTCTCTGTAAATATGTACCAATTTATAGTTTTAAATAGTTCATTGATGAATTCATCTAGTTGCAATCGAAATTTTACATCTTTATACAATCGAATATATTTGTTTAAGTTCATAACATTTTGGCTTTCGATATCACCAAAATGGAAAACATTTGTTTTTCTTGCAATCAAATGACTTAATGCAATCTCAACAGGATTTCTTCTTATTATAATAGTTTGTCGATTTTCTTTAAAATAATCAATCAATGGAATATGATGAATGTGTAGTACTACATATTCATCAACTGAAATTTCTTCTTTTTGATCTAAACTAAGATTGCTTGTTTCTGTGATTGTTTTTGTATAATAATCGTTAGTTATTGTCATGATGTTCTTGTGCTGCATGATATACGCAGTAGTAAAGAAACTGCCACATCTACCTGGGCTTGCCACTAGATAATTCATTTTGAACACACTATGGTTTCATAAAGTTTTGAACCATCGAAGAAATTGCCAGTTGATGCATTATTTAAACTTCGAATTGTACGTGGAAGATCTTCATTATTACTACCCATGATATTGTGTATTCTTTCCATCAAACGATTCTTATTACGCTGATAAGAATCCCAATTTTTAGACCAATCGCTGGGATACTTAAAGAATGTGTCCCACATCTCATCATAGCTAAGACGATTAGGTACCAGTGGATAAGTTCCAACAATGGCACCTTCATAAACTGAGATACCCAGCGTTTCCTGTAAGTTGGCACTGAACACAATCTTACTTTCGGCTAGGTGTGTATGATATTCATGCTTGCTCAACTGATGGTCCTGTGCGACGAACCATTCATATTCTGGCATCGATGCAGCAAGATCATTGAAGATCTCCAGCTGCTTCTCAGGAGCAAGACGATGGGGGAAAATAATCTTATCCTTCTTTGCGGTATTGACATATGGCTTAAGAATATTGTTTAGATATTCCATTGGCCAACCAACAATATGAATTTTATCTGGATGCCATTCCATCATCTTATCGCTAAATGGTTCATCGAACAGATTCAAACAAAACATATCAAGATGGAATTTAGTAGCAAAGAAGTTATGATCATAACAATAGAACATGCTAGATTCGGCATTACGTACCCATGCAGCATCTCCAATCAAACGACCAAGAAAGTCTTGTGGATCATAACTTCCAGCATGCCACATGCCTCCTAATTTAACAGGAATACCCAGTAGTTCGCTCATATACTTTACTTGAATAACAGTTGGATTCCAAGCATCTGTATAAAGGAAGTAATCACCTGCCTTAACTGTACCGTTGGCAAACAATTCTGATATCTTTAGCAATTGTTGGCTCTTATAACTGTTTGTTCCAGCAAAGTTTAGGAATGCACCGGGAGTAGTAGATTGCGGAACATCCCCTCCGCTAATTACAACGACATCCATGCCTGCTGTTTGCATCTGATTAGGAAGATACTGCTTCCATTGTGCTGTGTAACGTGTTTCAACGGCTTCTAAATCTACTAGATAAACTGTCATGATCTTTCCTTATAATAGTTACTGGCCATCCAATGCATCAAGCAAATGAGTCCTTGACCTTCTTGTTTAAATTTTACTGTAATCATACGATAATCTTTATACTCAGGATTAACAATAATAGCATAGTCCTCATACAACTTCAAATTTTCTCTCTGAAGCAATGCTTTCAGTCCTGTCAAGGTCGCATTGCGATTATGCCAACTTCCCGCTTTATGGCCTATCAATGGAAAGTCGATGGATTCCCAATTTTCGGTTAACCACAGTTCATTCATATTTCCTAAACTCTTCTACTAGCCATGGGAAAAGTATAGTATAATCAGTCTTTCGTCTCTTGTCAAGTGTTTCTAGATAAAACTTTAATTTCGATATTTCTTTAGTATTTGGTTGAGTGTTTTCAATTTGTTTTCTAATGCCATTCATATATTTTTGTGCAGTACGTGCATGTTCTGTATTATCCAACATTAGAGATTCGATGATATCAAAATCTTTATCAAATACCCCGGCACCAAAGATGTCAGGATTTAAAAAAGTGGGATCCTGTACTGTCATGAAGTTATTGTATATTGGCCTAATGCTACTCCACTGTCTCATATTTGACAATAAGTCAGGCATTGTTTTGATACTGAGTCCACACATAGCATGGTTTACTTGTAGTCTGACCCATTTTAATTTGAGCAATTTTTCAAAATTTCTTTGCCACTGTGCTAGATTCAATCCTGATCTTACATATTCCTGTTGTGGACCCCAGCAATCTAGACTTGCAGTTACTTGTAATGCACTAAGTTTTCTCTTGCCAACTAACTTTGCAAATCTATCGATGAAATAGTCCATCTTTGTATCACCGATGCTTAAATTTGTAATGATGACAAATTCAAGATTGGGATTTGGATTCTCTTCGAAGAAATCCAGGCATTGTATAAATTCTTCCTGCATAAAAGGTTCTCCACCTAATATATGGAAACTTTTTACATTATGATGATTTTCTTTAAGCCATTCAAACAATTTCACGACCATCTGATCATAATCTTTATTTAAATTGAATGTATGCATTATTTCAGAATGATTGTCTTTGTTAAAAATTTGGCCATGCTTAATATATTCAGATTCGATCTTACTACTAAACCATGGGCCGCAATAGATGCATTTTAGATTACATGTATTGTTAAAATAAACTTCTAGCACAGTGGGAGTAACTTTGATCGCAGTGGGATCTGTCAGTAATTCGACTGGAGTAAGATTTTCATATTCTTCGGTCATATGCATTTGTCTATCACTATAACCATTTGCATCTTCGATATTTCTACAATATTCACAGCCGCCGCCTGGCCAAGTTCCTTCAGCCATGAGTTTACGATCATTTAGTTTACGTGGCAGATTATGAAAGTCTTTGAATGTATCTAGTGTTAGCGTATCATGCTTAACACGATGACAACTAGCAGTGGTTGATTTACTTAGGTAGATAGTGCTCCATGCCCATTTTTGTCTACAGCCAGGAGATTTTTGAAAAGGAAAGTTACTCACTTGAAGTACCCCAGTTGATTCTTAACCACGCTCTTTCGTGTAGCCAATACAATGCTACTTTAGTACAAAATTCTACAGCAGTAATAGTAGCGGCGATAACTGGATGACCAGTTATCAACCAACTTAGTAAGAATGTATCTAGGCTTCCAACGAATCGCCAAGTGATTGCTTTGACTAAACTTCTGGTACTATTCTCAGTCAATGCCCATTTCCTTACGTATCTTAGTAGCACTTATCGTAGTCACCGATTCATCAAAAGTCTCTTCACCGCTAGTGTATCCCACACCACGCCCCCAGCCGATGTGTACAATGTTAGGAACGACTTGTATCTCATACTGACCTTGGTATAGAGGATCTAGATCTCTGCGGATGAAACGCTTTACTTGCTCGATCTCGAATGGATTAGACCCTTGCCACCCTTGTACATCACGAACTTGGATGATGACTTGACCTGTTCGCTCCAGTAGGCGCTTAAACAACGCACGATGACCATCATGCCAAGGTTGCCAACGACCCAGCATCTGTACTGTTTCCCTGCGCCAATCAAAAATCGGGCGGCGGCGTTCAGCACAGATATGATCCCATATAAAAGCAGCCCATTTGATAGCATTCTGTTCAGGCACACGGAAGTCATATAGACTAGGTTCGATAAATGCTTTGTTAGTATCTTCATATCGACCGCGATCGATAGTATCAATCCAAATGATCCAATCTGCTTTGAAGTTATTACGCATCTCAACAAGTGGAGCAACAAAATCAGCAATCACAAAATCCATTGTACTTGCTTCTGCTAGTTCGCGCATACGTATGCTCTGTCGGATACGTCCACTTTCACTGAAATCCCAATCATTATACTGTTGACGAACAGCATCAGCATTAAACCAATCCACAGTATAGAAATCTTTCTCCATACGCTTCTTTAGTTCTTGTGCTAGTGTAGTCTTACCTGCGCCTGGAAGTCCCATAATTAGAATTTTCTGCATGATTGTTTCCTTGATATATTACTTATTTCTACAAAAAATAGGCTAGTATTTCTACTAGCCTGTGAACTCGTTACCTGGCAGTATCAGTGATCAATTATAGTTGATTGGGCGAGTATTGCGATTAGCATCTTCGGCCCAGTTGTTGGTTACCTTATCACCCCGCTTGGCCCTTTCAAACTGACCATAAGGAGTGTTACGCTTATACAGATCCTTCTCGTTAAAGATAAATCCGTATTCTACACAAAATTCGCGATATGCGTCTAGTTCTTCAAAAACACGAGCAACGATGCGATTCTTAATCATATTAAAGTTCCCATTTGATGTTACAGCCATTTTCATTATCTTCACTTACTTCGATTTCTACTGTCCTGCCAGGGTAACGAGTTGAAATTGTTTTGTACAAGTCTTCTGCAATCATTTCGCAACTCTTGTAGTCAAGTTGCAGTGTAGCTTCATTATAAAGATTTGTCAACCAGCGTTTAAACTGGATGAATTCAATGTCCCTATCGTCGTGGAATACTTCAATAGAAACACGGAAATGGAAAATGTGACGATGAGGATATCCAAGGAAGCTGACATCATACTCATCGCCTGTAGCCAACTTTGGATCATCTAAAGCAGCGGGATACTTGTGAATGCCCTCACGCTCAAACTTAACCCAAATCATGCTCTTACGTACTGTGGGCATACGATCAGTTACCATCTTCTTCTTCTTGAAAGGATTCATATTAATTACGACCATTGTTTTGAGTCTCTTCGTATAGTTTATAGTCTTCTGTATATGTGTCAAGTACTCTTTTGAGATTGACCACATCCTTGTGATCAGGGATTACATCATGCCATTCAACATCAGCACGACCAATTAGGAAATTAGCAGCCATCTTTAGCCGTTCCCAAAAATTGAGATGTCCTTTGTCGGATTGAAGCATGAAATAAAGTTCTGGTTCATCCTTTCCTACCCACTTATAATAACTAACACGGATGAGATGCTCTGGGGCATGGCATTGACAGCCAATGTAGATTGTTTCGCTGTTGTCAGTATGTGTGCTCATAGTGTTAATATACTATGAGCACACTGGTTTGTCAATTAGAAATCTACCTTAAGACCAATAGTTCCAACTGCGGCCGTATAGTCCTTGCCCTTGTCGAAACCAACAGTGGCATTTAAGAATATGCCCTTGTCAATTTCAGTCTTGGCAACTAGTTTGATACCACCAACTGTTTTAAAATCCTTAGTCTGAGTGACCTTAGTTTCGAAACTGATGTTGTTGTCTAGATCATACTTTACACCAATGTATGGATTAACACTAGTAGATGATTTAACAGGGATAGTTGATAGCAATGAACTTCCCATTTCAACTACATTGTTAATCTGACTTTGATTTACAGTAACACCAATCAATGGACGGAAGCCATAATAAGTGTCTGCTGTATATAAAGTGATATCAGCATAGTATGTCTGCTGTTTGAACTTGGCGCTGTTGTATAAAGCAAATAGTGGGATTGAAGTTGTACCAGTATAACTGCTATTACCAGCACCTACTGAAGCCTTAATCCAAAAATCTTCCTGCTTGCTTAGAATATAACCAGTCACATTGTAATCAGTGACATCAACTGTTGCGCCAGTTAGACCGCTACTCTTTCCAGCAACATATGCGCCAGCAATGCCAAATGAATTGTTTTCAACAGTCCATTGATAACCTGCTGTTAGCCCACCTTTTGACATATTGCCCGCAGTCTTATAATATCCTGCTGTTGGGTCTGCCCAAGCACCATCCTTTTGATTCAATGCATCAACCAGGAACGGATTAGTATTCTTTACTTTTACAGCATCACTAAATCCAGTAGCACTAACACCTTTAACAACATTATTACTTGTCTGTGTATAAGTGTCATTATTAACAGCACTGCTGACATTTTGATAGATTGTGTTACTGACATTTACTGGTGTTCCAGTGGTCACACTGGTAGTTGCACCATTCGCATCTTTATTTGTTGTAGTTGGAGTATGAGTAGTTACAGTAGTAATAGGTGTTGTGACCACTGTGGTTGTAGTTGATGGGTGATCAGTAATAACTGTAGTATTTTGATTGATGTTTAACATCTTACCTACTAGATTTTTAGTATAGGTAATGATCGAATTACTGCTAGTTGCCCAATTTACAGTGCTGCTAGAAGCAGTAGCAATTCCGCTTGTTGTATTAGTTGTAACAACATCTTTTGTTGTGGCAACATTCTGTATAGCAGGTTGTGTTATATTGGCAGTTACCGTATTAGAAGTTGCCGAAGTTACGACTGGCGTACCATTTGCTGTTGTAGTAGTTCCATTACTGTAAGTTGTAACAGTAACAGGCGTAGTTGTAGTTGTAACTGTGTTTGGAGTAGTTGTAGTTGTAGTAACTGTGAAATAAGTTGTTACTACAGGATTACCGTTTGCGTCAACACTATTAACCAGACTAGTATTCTTCACTGAAGTTACAGTCGGTGTTCCAACTGCATTACTTGATGTTACGATCGGTGTTCCGGGAGCAGTACTCACTACTGTTGGAGCAGCAGGAGCAGTGGCATTATTAGGAGCAGTGCTACCAGCATTAGGAGCAATAGCACCAAATGGTGTAGTAAAGTTAAGTGTTGTACCTACATCTTTAGTAACAAAAAGTATTGGGCTATTTGTTGTATCACCTTGATTGAATACCGCAAAGCCCAATGTATAAGTTCCGTCAGCATTGGCAGTGTAGTTTGCCAATTGCCAACCCGTTGCACCATAACTGCCAGTTGAATAGTTACCTGTCCCTGGGCTTGTAAATCCAAGTAGTGCATATTCTTTATTGGCGCCATTAACAGTAGCAACCGTAGTGCCTGACTTATTGACAAGAGAAGTCATGCTTCCATCATTGAATGGAACATAGTCAGTCGATACATACTGCCAAGCCATATGGAAGGTCTGACCATTTGTAAGTGTGATATCTTGTTTAATCCAAGCGGCATTAGTAGCAGCACCACCAGCGGCACTGATAGCAGCAGCCAATTCTGTCTTACTAGCAGCACTTAAGCCTAAAGAAGCAGCCATTGCATCGAATGTATTGATATTAGCACCACTAGTTACTGTGCTATTAGTAGGCTGTAGACTAGCCATATATGTTCCAACTGGAGGAGTAACTGTCCAGCTATAACTGTTAGGGACACCGGGACCTTGTCCCTGTGTATTGAATCCAGTCATTCCACTGACAACACTTACACCAACACCTTGGTTAGCATTGTAAGTTCCGCTTGATTGTGTGCCTGTGCCGCCACCAGCAGTCCATGGTCCCAAGGTTCCTGTAGCAAAATCAGTATTGGTAGTTGAACTTGTAATGTTGGGAGCAGTTGGGGTTACGGGTGTTGGAGTAACAGTTACAGCCTGCCCTGCTGCTAATGGTGTAGTTGAACCACCCGCTGCTAATGTATTAACCTGTGCCAATGATGGATTTAATGTTCCAGTCCAAGATACACCACTGGTGTTAGCGAACCCACTGGTCATGCTAAACAATTGTCCAGTATTATTATCATTGCCAACAAAGAAAAAATAGTCAGTGCCCATATTAATAATATGGCCAGTACCCATTACTACTTTTTGTACCCCCGCAGAATTATATTGTATAGCATTGTAGGGATTAGTGGCATTACCAGTTGCTGAAAATTTAACATAATCCCCCGCAGCCCATGTTAACTGTCCAGTAGTGAACGGTATCTTATAGACTGTTCCTGGGTTTTTGCTATAGATTTGACAAGTGGTTGTATTCATACAGGCATTTACGTTCCATTGGCTATCTGCTATCTGTGCTTGGCCAAATTTTAGATCCGTAAAATCTGCATATGCTGATGTTGAAAATAAGCCAGCAAGGATTGCGGCTGTTTGAATGATCTTTTTAATCACAATATTTCTCCAAATGGATTAGATTCGTCGAAATACCATGATTAATTGAAAAATCTACTGTATTATTTATCTACAGTTTGATCTTTGGTGTACTGATCCCAATACGTATACTTGTCCTTATCCATTAGATCATGTAACTGATGTGTCCAAACACCTGGATTAGTCTTGCCCCAAGTTAGGTCATCGATCTTCAATGTGGTATTATAGTTGAACTGTTTGATATATGGCAGTTTAACACTGAGCATTGGGACAAAACGATCATGCTCGCATAATCCAGATTCAATCAATCCTTCTGCTTGCTTAACATCGAGATCCAAGGTGCACCAAAAATCTTCATCTAAACATGCCTTAATCACATTTGCCCAGTTGTTCCATTCATCAGCATCGTTTACGCCGATATCAGGAAAGCTCTGGCTAGTGCCAAAATAGATATGTTCTACTTGGTATTGCCTGGCCTGTGATAGGATCTCTGCTACAGGGGGAGTGCCCACAACAAATAATGTAAACTTATCATAGCAAATAGTATGTTCTACTTCGAATCCGGTAAAATAAGTCACTGCCTGTCGTTCTTCTGTATTCAAGGCCATACCAAGTATCCTCTGCTGTATCCTGCTGGGCGATTAACGCCATCTTCAAATGCTTGTTGCCATTCTGTATTACGATTATAACCCCTAGTCCATAGCCCGTCAACTTTCATACCACAGTTCTGAATGTATGACACAGCCATGGTCATTGCAGTGTAGAATTCAGGATTTCGTGGGCTTGGACATTTTATTGTACAATTCTTCCAAAGAAGATTGGCAAATGAAGTAGTCACAGCAGGATGTTTCTCTGCTGCTAATACGATAACGGCATTATCCTTCAGAACATCTTTAGTGAATACTGTATCATCCTGCTTGAGATCAATTACAACATCATACTGACCTGTAGGTTGATTAGCAAGTTCAATGTGATCCTGCCAAAGATGACGATTGCTATTGCCAACTACAGTAATGGCACCATCATAAGAATGTATTAGCATAGTTTGAAACACGATCCAAGATAAGAAACCTGAACCCAGTATTAGCAAACGCTTGTTGTCAGTGTTATAAGTTGGAAACCCCTCTTCTGCAACATTGATGCCGCAAGCAATGGGTTCAATGATCCATTTGGGATCAAGTTCTGGAACAACTACAAAATCATATCTTCCAACATTATAATAATCGCTATATGCCGGCTCTCCGCGTGTTGCTACAAAGTCACCCACTGTTACTAGTTCTAATCCGGGCCTATTAACATTCTTACCAACCTTAGTAACAATGCCTAAGCCTTCGTGTCCTTGCATATGTATGGGCAATGGACTAAAATTGCCCTGCATCATATCAATATCGCTACGACAGATACCAGTCATTGCAGCCTTTACTTCAATTTGATCCTCTGTAGGTTCAGGTTTATCCCAAACTGTTTCAACAAACTTACCATCACCTGCTGTATAAAGAATCCTACTTCTCATCGTATGGTCCAATCATATTGTGTATCCACAGATCTTGTGCAAGTTGATCTTGCCACCAAATCTCATTAGTAAAATTGTCAAAAGCAGTTTCAATCATTGTCTTATATGCTGAAACTGGGCACAGCCCCAGTTCGAAACGACGCTCTCGATCACCATAAAAAATAATTGCTTGATCATCTTGTTCTAAACTACGCCAGTTAGCAGTTAGATTATAATGTACTTTACCAACAATTAATTCGAGCCTTGCATAATCGTCTACATCATATAATCCATCTAGATTAATCGAACCATATGCTGTGCCTGAGAGATCGTTCAATTGCCATCTTTGTTCTTTTTCAAATTTTAAAAAATTACAATCTTGATATGTAGTTGGGTGTATTGCTGCAACCCAACTTAATAAGTGTGGCATTAGATCTCTACTAACTCCGCCAAAACTTAAATGACTACTAGTAAACCAACTACCTGGGTTAGGCACACGATTATAGTTAATCCAGTTAATGTTTACTGTATCACTGACATTAGCAATTGCTTTGAAGAATGGCAATTCTTCGCGATATTGGTTATTCTTTACCATGATAAATTTAGTATCAGGATAGGAATCGACCATGATTTGCCAATCATGAGCAGTGCGAACACCTGGCTTTTCAACAAACACTATCTTGCTATGTTCTGCAACAAAATAAGCAAGATTTTCATGTGTATGATTTGGAGTACAGATGAACGTAGCATCGAATCTAGGATGAACATCCAATGCAAGTCCTACGCTTTTAAAATCAGCAGGACGAGTATTATCCACTGTTACAACTTCATGTCCTAAATCGCGGAGAACTTCTCTATAAAGTTCTCCGATTCCCATTCCAATAATTAAACTCTTCATATCTCACTCAAATAATGCGTTGAACTGTGTGCTGGCATTTATAGTCTTCTTGCCAGTATAACCCCGCTGACCTACGATGTCAATCCAGAATTTATTATGCTCTTCGATGAGATCTAAACTACGCTGATTATCTGCGTTTTTAATAATCTCATCGACAAGTTCACGAAATCTAATTCCAGTGTTCTTACGAATAAGCATACCTGGAACAACTCCCATATCATACTGTTCGTTGGCAGTAAGCACAGCATTAATATGCATCCAAGCATTATGTGCCATTTGGATAGCATAACTAAAACTGTCCCAACTGGTCTTGCCTTCCTTACCGATCATGTTTAAAGCGCCGGGGGCGTAAGTGCAAACGTCTTTTACTGTGATATGCTTGGATATATGGCTATCCATAAAGGTAGGAATGATCCCATCATCGCGAGCAACATCTCCATATAGTCTGGTATCAGTTGCATATTTCTTGTTGTCAATCCCTGCTTCCATACCATAAGTCCATTTTGCATTATGTTCTATCCTCAGTTGATCATATACAAGACCTTTAGCATTAGCAAGGAATGGGCTTGCGCAATCAAAGCTAATAGTAAAGTTCTCATTATGATATCTACGAACTGCACGTTGAACATCTGTCAACAACGTAGCCCATTCTAGCTTGCTAGTACCAAGAAAATGCATCCAATCATGTGTGCCTTTTTCGAGCAGGCCATCGCGGATCATCTGTACGATGCGACGAAGAACAAGATGTATATCACACATATTCTGACCACCCATGGCCCAACCGTTAAAGTGTGTACCTGGATACAGTTTGGGATCGCAGAAGTCCTTCATCTGATTATACCAATCATCTGCTTCGGTATGATTCTCACCTTGTAGCACGTTTAGGAACTTACAACGTCCTGTGCGATGTTTCATCCAGTATTCGTTATTGATGCGTGTGCCTTTTACGGCTTCCGCGTAAGTGCTAATGCCAGTGGCACGAGCACCAGCAGGGCTACGAGCAACCCAAGCGGGAATATCAAGAACCATACCGTAATCCATATAAGCATCCATCCACTTAAGAACACCATCACGCTTAGAGTGCGCCCTAGGGCAATTAGGATCTCTCCAATCGCCTTCCCACACTCCTTTACCAATTTGGAATCCACCACTATCTCCTAATACGAAACTATTGGGATCACGATTGCGAACCATTTCTTCTTTTTCTTCAGGACGCACATCTAGAATAGCATGTCCTGCAGAATATAGACACCATGGATAATAGAAGTAACTGATATCTGGATCTAGGAAATCCAACCCTCTGATGCCGTTTTGCATCGATGGAGGAATTCTACTGGCCTGCATCTTCTTTCCATACTTACAGATCTGGAAAGTATAAAAACTACTCAGTGCTGGTAGGAACACTGCGTAGTCTTTCTGACGTAACTTCATATTATCCTGAGGTATCATTTAATAACCTTACTTGCTCTGTGCTGGTAGAATATATTCGTAAATTACGAGGCCGCTGTTAACTGTAATCTGTGCAGCACCGTCATCGCTAAACCGTACGATCTTATCGCCTGACAGATTTAAAATATTCAAAAACTGTATAATCGGCCAGTTCCAACCTTCCTTAATTACTCCAGTGACTCCTGCTTGGAATACAAAGTTTCCAGCATGTGTGCTGCGATCACCGAAATAGAACTTCAGATCAGTTCCATCTGTCTTAGCAATGAACACAGTCTCTTCACTGTGTGCGCTTGCTTGAAACTTAAATCTCTGAATGTTGGCAATCGTTGGTTCAAAGGTCACGTTCCAATTAACACCTTTGAACTTAACGCTCTTCAACTTTTCATTGATGACTTCAGTTGCCATGAAACGATAATCATTCTTAAAATCGCCATTTGCATTTTCAAACGAAATTCCATCTGGAACATCTACACCATTGCGATTTGAAGTCTCAAGTTCTATCTTGGCATTCTCCTTGTATTCTGGAATATTAATAATAGTATTAAGTCTCTGGAGATTTGGCATTCCAAAAACGCCTTTAAATTCTGCGTTTGGAGTATTGAATGTACCCTTAACTACCGCACTCTTATCATCAGCAACTGCTTCAACAATAGTACTTGTATCATCGCCTGTGATCTTAACCAAAGAAATACCCAATGGTAGTGTATGCGTTACAATATCGGTTAGAAAATCTTTCATAATTTATCCTTTACTTTCCTTATTTTATAGTAATTCATCAGTAGTTGCAATAATTTTCGCAAGTATACTGCTGAGTTTAGGGGAGTCTAACTCTCCATATTTCCTGCATATTATATAGGCCATCTTACTAGGCTGTTGATTGATTTTAAGAATTTGAAATCCAATTCTTTCTAATTTAGACACTAAGTCTTCAGTCAATGTACCGTAGCCAAATTGGTCAATGTTTTGTTGCACTCCCCAATAACGATCCAACGGATTATAGTTAAACATATAAATGCCGCCTGGCAACAATACATTATGAACACTATTTGCTATTTCAGTCAAACCATCCAACCCTTCAAACACTGTCCAGTTAACGCTGGTCACAAGTCCAAAAGACTGTTGTGGTAACGGCGACAGATCGTATTTAGAAATCTTATACTGCATCAATCTTTTATTGGCATAGAAATCATTGAACTGAGCAGCACAGTGATTTAATACTTCATCGGACCAATCTGCAATATAAAGAGGTTCTGCACCCAACAAGCCAGGTAAAATCTTTCCTACCCCCGGAAACAGAACTAATGCAGGATAATGCCAACTGACAAATGCTGATAATATGTCCTTATAGAATTCTACTTCTGCAGGATTGTAATCGTGGCTTTGAAAGAATTTCAACCAATTAGTCGAACTCATACCAATGCGACGTTGTCTTAATCCTTCAGCAGCATTATTCAAGTCGTTTAAACTTGGTCTAATTGCTTGCTTAACTTGATTTAACACAGGAATCAAATCCTGTGATATTTTTATTTGATCTTCTTGACATATATCAATCGAATGTTCGAGATAGTTTCTAACTTTGGTTAAAGATACTATATCCATTTGCCCTCAAAAACTAAACAGCGATTCAAAGGTATTACGATTATCTGTTGCACTGGCAAGATCCCATTCTAGTACTCCCAGTAGATTTTCTACTTTTTGAGTAATGATAGTTTCCTGCATTGCATCAGCATCAAATGGCATTTCTTTAAACCACTGCGGTAAACGCTGCTCATCAGTTGGATATGCAATACTGGTCATGCCCAATGGATTGGATTTTAGTTTGCAAACAATCGCTTTCATACCGTCGGTAATCTTCATACTACGATTATCACTGTACATACGAAGCATATTGTTCCAATTGATACCGGCACGAACGTGTCCAGGCATATTAGTTTTGCCATTCTTGTTTTCAAGATCAGCATAATATGTTAGTTTATTAACACGCTTGGGAGTACCTTTTTCCCATGCTGGTCTTGCCTTAAACTCTTTTTTAAATTCTTTAATCTTCTCGATAACATCTTCTCTTGTTTTACCTTCTAGCACTTGCTGTAGAATATCACTGAGAAATTCTTGTACAACTTTTGGAGTGTCGCTACGCTTGAGATCAAGTCCCATTGCTTTGATCTTGCCGCTTTTGCCATCAACATCTAAACGCTTACCTTCGAGATCGATGATCAATGCGGCATAACGCTTCTTCGTGATGAATAGACTCTTGCTGGCAACAAGTTCTCTTCCACCTTTGATGATCTTACCATTTTCGTGAGGAACATGAAATGCACGTTCCATGAATGGAGGAAAACTGATATTAACCTGTTCGGCAATCTGATCATATAGTTGTATACAGATGTTACTGTTCCATTCCATACGTCCAGCAGCAACATCATCTTTAACAACAGGCCATGCACTAAAGTAAACAGAATCGGTATCACCGTAGATTACAGTTTTACCAACATAATCGTATTCGCCTGTTAGGCATTCATTAACAGTGGCATCCATATGACGTGCAATTACACGACCACTCAGTGTGGTTGATTGACCAATACGTCGATCGAAAAATCTACAGCCTGGATTCAAAATTGCTCCGTAAAGACTATTTAGATTAATTTTCTTAACCAACTGTCTCTTGTCCCAAAAGGCTGCTTCTTTAGCGTCTTTTGCTTCTTTCTTTTTGGCCTGTAGTTCCTGACGTTCTTTGTACCATTGTTCCAATAATCCTGGTACAACACCCTGTCTGTCCAGCGTGAAGAGCGTCCCGTTGGCGCTAAGACTCCATGTTTGGTTGGAATCAAAGACCATCCTGTATATCTGCGCTGCACTATACGTTTCACTGTTGCCATCCTCCCAGTCAACTGTAATCTCAGTGCCAATTTCTTGATTCATAACTGCGGTATATTCAAATGTACCAAACATACCTTCCCATGCATCTGCGAATGTACTTTTATTGCTCATTTTATCAGCAATGTATTTGTCAGTCATGATAGGACGTAACTGCCCAATGATGGTTTCAACGCTCATATTCAGCGCACGAATTGCTGAAGGATACAGTGAATTGATGTCAATTGCACCGATCCATTCATGTATTCCTTTCTTGGGATAAGCAACATAAGCACCTGCTGCTTGGTTGTCATCGCTATAGCCTTTGCGTGTTGGTACGACCATGCCACGTGCATGAGCAGCGTTAATAATTGCTTGTTCAGTCACAGCAACTGCACCCATCGTTGTCTGTAGCAACACAGTATTAGCATGAGCAAGTTCGTTAGCAAGTTCGATAAACTTTAACTTTTTATCCAACTTATCTAGCAGTGCAGTATCCTGTCTGTTGTACTCTAGAAACTTCTTAAAGTCATCGTTATACAATTGATCGAGTGATCCTTCGTATGGTATCTTACGTTCGTTAAGTTCGTATTCGCCAATTGCATCCAGTGCATAACTATGTCGCTCTTCGTAGGTATACTTACGATAGAGATTCATATAATCCATATGAACTCTGCCAACAAGATCAAAAGTTTGACGCTCTAATCCATATTTCTCATATGTACGATCACGTGGCATCTGCCCCCAAAGACAATAGCGACGTGTATCATCCTTACTGAGTACACGAGCAGTACGATTGATCATGTAGGGAATATCAAATCCTTCACTGTTCCAACCACTTAAAATATCTGCATCTTCGATGAGATCCATAAATGTCTTTAGCAGTTCTGCTTCTTCCTCAAACAAGTAACAGTTGGGAATACTATCACAGATTGCTTGTGCATCTGCTTGTGACATATTAGGCGGAGCAATACACAGTGTAATCAATTGATCTAACCAATTGAGAAACACTGTTACTGCTGTTACCTTAGTGAATGGATCTTCTGGACTACTGTATCCACGAACCTTATCAAAGTCCGTCTCAATATCGAAAAACGCCACATTAAGTTCTGGCGCATCCTGACCTAAGTAATTGTCCGCCAAACAACGAAAGATTGGATTGATATCGCTTTCGTATATTTGCTTGCCCTTAAACGCAGCCATTTCCTTACGAAATTCTTTATTGCTACGAGTGCTTACACGTTGACATGGTTCGCCCCAAAGAGTGCGGAACTTGCCGCGCTCATCAGGGTAATAGAACACATAGTTTGGGGGATACTCATGGTAAACTCTTTTACCATCTCGACGTTCCACAACATGGATACGTTCTTTCTCTCTATCGATGATAGCATCTACGTACATTTACATTCCTTCGCTGCTTAGGGCCAGCATTGCCACTACATGCCGAATAAGGTCGGCGACCTGTGTGTACTTATTCGTCTTCGTGTCGTAGATTATCTGTGCTGTTTAAGATGCTTTCAATCATGTCGAGATCATCACGGACACGATCATAGTCACGCTTCTGTGCCATCTTAATTGCTCGCTTGAGCAAACTTGGCTTGATCTCCATCTCTTCAGCAATATGCTTAATGGTATCATTGAGACCTTCAGTCAATGTTTCAACTTCAGTCATTACTGTTGAGCTCTCGCTGATGAGATTCTTCAACTTGGCCTTTTCTTCTGCGTTAAAATTACGAGTTGTCATTTTTTTCCTCTATTAGTAATGCTTCTAGCAGTTTGAATTGTTCGTAAGCTGCTATGTACTGTTCGCTATTATAGCGTGGTTCAATATGTTTTGCACTATCATATTGTCTAAAAGCATCCATAAGTGTAGGATGTTTTTCAATTTTGTCAAAGTCTGGCACGATGATATGAAACATCTCGTTAACTATTTCTAAATTTCGACATAGCTTATCAATATCAATCTTATTCTTCTTAGTATTGATGTGCGGATTATCAGAATCTAAAGTAAGATTTCCGGTCATCGTGATAGTGCCTTGCGAAATAGTAGGATTAGTTGATAGCACTGAAGTCCAACCACTTGAACCAAAATACTGTCCAGAACTAGCATTGGTAGCGGGTAAAGTAATTGTGCCAGAAGAAGAACCGCTACCTCCACCAGTTACTGAAATAACTGTGGTATTAGGAGCGGCATTTCCAGATGGGTAAGTGTAAGTTGTTGTTGAATTTTTAGTAGACCAAAACATATAAACCCTTTATGTCAAGGGTTAGATCTCTCGTGGTTGACCTTCTCTTGACTTCTTATATTTTATAGCATATGAGTCAGGAGTGCAAGAAAATTTTTGAACAAACATATTATGTAGTTTCTTTGGTTCAACTCTAAATTTTTCACATATATGTTGCATCAGCATGTTGATATAATCGTATGTAGTTTCAGGAACATGTCTTAGATTAAACTCAAGTTGATCAACTGCATTTTTGTCGCTGTCATGTGAATTAGTTTCGACTGCTTTATCATAACGGAATCTGGCACCCATTAGTCCACGAGCACCCGCGCTAATAGGGTGCTTACTCTGAACACCCACGCTCATAACTGCTTCAGTAACATCTTTCACACGCATTACTTTACCACTTGGGTTTAATTTTGGAACTTTACCATCTTTACTTATCTTAAAACCAAACTTAGCGGCTTGCTTCTTATCCTCGCCTGGTCCAATATCAACAGTTAGTGCATTGGACCAGCGAGGATCGTGTGCTTCTTTCTCATTATCAGGTATATGACCGCTGGCTTCAATGATCTCCTTTATTCGCATCAGCAATGCCACTTACGCAATGACTTGTTAATACGACTATTTGGATCTCTCTTAGTCTTAGCACCAGTACGATGCTTCTTCATACCCTTCATGCGGGCACAGAAACTCTTGCGACGCTTAGAAGCCTTACTGCCCTTCTTTAGTTTGCTGGGCTTAGTAGTGACAGCAGTCTGTAGTTTGCTTCCAGGATGACTTTTGCGATAACTTGCCACGCCCTTCTTGTTAAGACCGCCGTTCTTATTCTTGCCTGATTTCTTCTGCCATGCTTCTGCTTCTTCTAATAGATCCAGATCATCTACTGATTCTAGATCTTCCCAGATTACGTCAGGATCGACTCCATGCAGTTCAGCCCAGTGTTCGACCATTTCTTCAATCATATCAAAATCAGATTCTAGTTCTAGATCTTCATCTATCTGATTTGCGGTTGATAGATCAATGCTTTCATCTTTAACACAGTTACGTACTTGGCCGCCATTCTTGCCTTTCTTAGTACCTGCTGCATGATGTCCGGGCCAGCACTTGGTGTAACCGTTACTGTCTTTTTGCCCTTTTTGAATTTCGTTAAGATTTTCGTCGGCTTCATCTGTTTCTTCTTTTGGCTTCTTGCCCTGCTTTTTCATATTAATAGCAATAGCTGCTTGCTGTGCTGCATTCGCTGCTTCAGAGATGATTTCCTTAATTCTCACGGTTTTCCCTGTCCTCTATATTTCTTAAAACTACGTTTAGTATGTTTATTCATTGAACTCATCTTAAGGTTACCAATACCTTGGCTTGTGCCTTTATTATTCTTAACACGCTCTAATTTTGTTTCTTTGATTGCTTTACTTGCCATGATTGATACTCCTTTATGCTGTTGCGAGTTCTTGTTGTAGTAGTGCTACTAACTTCTGCTTGTCTGCAGGTTTCAAACTTTTAATCTGTTGTGATACAGTATTGTATGTTTTGCTTGGTACAAAGTCTCTAAACTTATCAGCAACTGCACCAGCAGCACCTTTAACTGCTCCTGCTGCTTTTCCTGCTAATCCACTAGCAGCAGCGCCAGCAACGCCAGCACCGGCAATTTTTTTAATTTGATCAACTGTTGCGCTTAATGCATCATTGAAAGCAGCAATGCCTTTTGCTTGTTCCATATATGAATCCCACGCTGCTTTTGCGGCTGCTTTACCAGCAGTATTTGCAGCAATGAGTTTCTCTGCCGCTTTTGGCATTTGATCTGCTAGAGTTTGCATCTGTTGA